GCACTAAGTATCTTGTTGTCTGTAACGATTGTACACAAGCTCGACAGATTGAAATCGTCAAATGGCTTATAGCAACATTTGATACAGGATATCGTATAGACGAAGATTATATCATTTTCGAGGAAGAAAAGCACCGCACTCTAATGCTTATGCGCTGGAGTAGTGTATAAAGTTCTTGACTTTGCAGCAAAAGATGCTATAATTACGTATAACCTGACAAATCAATAGGACTATACATGAACAAGACTTACATTCTAGCAGACACCGCAAATGTTTTTTTCCGCGCACGACATGTGGTACGCGGCGACATTGACACAAAAGTTGGCATGGCCCTACACATTACACTCAACTCAATCAAGAAAGCATGGACTGACTTCAACGCAGATCATGTTATCTTCAACTTAGAAGGCCGTAGCTGGCGCAAAGACTTCTACGAGCCTTACAAACGCAATCGCAAAGAAGCTCGCGGCGCTATGACAGAACGTGAGCAAGAAGAAGACGAAGCATTTTGGGAGATCTACGAAGAATTTACTAACTTCATCAAAGAAAAGACCAACTGTACCGTATTACGCGACCCGCAGTTAGAGGCCGACGACCTGATCGCTGGCTTTATTCAGAATCATCCCGACGATTACCACATTATCATCTCAACAGACGGTGATTTTGCTCAATTGATTGCACCTAACGTTAAGCAGTACAACGGTGTAGCCAACATGACTATCACTCACGAAGGCTATTTTGACGACAAAGGCAAAGAGGTCATTGAGAAGAAGACTAATGCACCTAAGCCTGCTCCGCATCCTGAATGGCAACTGTTTGAAAAGTGTATGCGCGGCGATACATCAGACAACGTGTTCTCAGCATACCCAGGTGTACGCAAGAAAGGCACTAAAAATAAAGTTGGCTTGATCGAAGCGTTTGAAGACAAAGACGCTAAAGGCTATAACTGGAACAACCTCATGCTGCAACGCTGGACTGATCATAACAAAGTTGAGCATCGTGTACTAGACGACTACAATCGCAACGTCACACTATGTGACCTTTCTGCTCAGCCTGCAGATATCCGTGCTAAAATTGACGAAACAATAAATAGCATCGAAACTAAAGAAGTATCGCAGGTAGGTATGCGCCTTATGAAGTTCTGTGCAAAGTGGGATATGCAACGTATTGCTGATCAAGCACAGCAATACGCAGAGCCACTAAATGCGAGGTATGTAAAATGAAACTGTTACCGTTTGAAAGCCAAGCAGAGCTAGTCGAAGCAGCTAACAAAGGGGTTGCTGTGTCAGTAATCCTTAATGTTGAAGACTTTGAACCGCATTTCCAAAGGAATTATCTAGCAATGTTAGGCTTTCACGGAAAAGAAAAGCATAAGATTTGTACTATTCTTTCTGAAATTGCGAACATGCCCGGACATTATGTAGTTGTTGGAAAGAATAATCAAATAGCGTGTGGGCTACACGGCGACATTTTTTATGTAGAAGAAGAGGAAGCAGACGAGGACTGGGTAGACTAATATGACAACAAAAGCTAAACCAATAATTAAAGACAAGTTTTGGATTGTTGAAAGAGACGGTAACAAGGTTGGCACTATTTCTGTCGACGACGAGCGCTTTATGTTCAGCGACAAAAACGGTGTTAAGTACTTTGACAATAAAAAGCAGCTAGAGAAGAAGCTAGGAAAAACTGTTTTTGAACGCAATGACGATGTTGAGGCAGAGGTTGAACAGATCGTTCACGGTTATCCTACTTCTGCAACTCCTTACAATGCAATGTTCAATGTAAAACAAGGACTGCCATTGTTTACAAAGAGTGCAAAGAGCAGTAGCTTGTACTGTGCAGGATATTACATTATCCGTTTTGACAAAGGCTGGGTAAAGTCGTTTTGTCCAAAATTAATCACTCTTGAACGTTACAACTTTAAAGGACCTTTTAAAGACTCTGTAACTATGCGGCAGGAACTTGCAAATGCCGAAAAGTGAACCGCTAAACACAATTCCTGTACAACAGTTCTTGCAGCAGGTAAAAACTGCCGACGCTAGTAAGCAACGAGAAATTCGTCTTACGATCGACCAAGCCAAGAACCTAGCGTTTACACTTGGTATAGTAATGAGTAGGCTAGAAGGTGACTTAGAAAAGCTAGTGTCTGAGAACGCATCTAGCGACAACGAACAAATTGAAGTGCGCCTAGACGGAGGCAGCGGCTGGAAATAGTTCATTTAGAGATAAATATATGCGTAGTTAACTTAAAGGACACGCATGAGATGAGCAGACCGGCACCCACTGTATTATTAGAAAACATAGACAAGAAGACCTACAGAAGCGAACAGGTCTTAGCTGCTAACGCAATCTGGGCTGTCTTTTACCAAGGGCAGCCCTTTAATTTAAAAAGTTCAAACGCCCTCACTAATTTCCCCGGCCCTAAGTACAAGAAAACTAGCTTTTCTAATGAAGGTCACGCACACAACCTCGCAAAAAAACTTAACCAGATGTTCAACACAACTGAATTCGACGTTCGTAAGCTCATTGACGGCGAAGTGGTAAAGAAAGAATGAACTGGAAAGAAACCTATACTCGCATCTTTTTAGAACAAATGGGTAAAGCTGCAAGTGACGAGCTTGTGAACCGTTACATGCACCAGTGGTGGATGAACATTAGAAACAAAGGAAAGAGCGGACTCAGACTAACTGATCGAGGCTTAGAAGCTGTACAGGAAATCGACCTTGAGCTTCACGAAATTCCTTACCCTGAAGAAATGCCGCTCACAGCACAGGTTGTTGTGTACCTAGATAAATTTATTGACTGTCCGTATTATCTGGCAAAGAGATCTATCTTTGTAACGAACGAACGCAAGGCTGTAGAGCTCACACTGTTCTCAGGAGACGTTCGCAAATACGGCTACATCAAGGCAATGAAGCGTCCGCTAGCTAAAGACTAATCTTTTTTAAAAAAGTTGTTGACAAATTTCATAGTGATGCTATTATGTATTACACGTTAAGCAAAAACGCAACGCAAAACCAAAAACGAAAGAGGTAATACTCAGTGGCAACAGAAACAGCAACTCGCACAGTAAGCCCGAACAGCGCCAAACGTTCGATCAATCACGCTATCCGCAAACAGCGTCCTATCTTCTTGTGGGGTCCTCCCGGCATTGGCAAGAGTGACATCGTTGAGCAGATCGGTCGTTCTATGAACGCACTGGTTATTGACGTTCGACTTTCTCTGTGGGAACCTACCGACATCAAAGGTATTCCTTATTTTGATCCTACTGTAGGTAAGATGGTCTGGGCACAGCCTAGCGAACTGCCTGATGCAGAAATGGCTTCGAAATACGAGAACATCATCTTGTTCTTGGATGAAATGAACTCCGCTGCTCCGGCAGTACAGGCGGCTGCATACCAGTTGATCCTCAACCGTAAGGTTGGTACTTACAAACTTCCAGACAACGTGATGATTGTTGCTGCTGGTAACCGCGAGTCAGACAAAGGTGTGACTTATCGTATGCCGGCGCCGTTGGCCAACCGTTTTGTTCACTTGGAGATGCAGGTTAGCTTTAACGACTGGTTCCAGTGGGCTGTTGACAACGGTATCCACCAAGACGTTGTTGGTTACTTGCAATTTAGCAAGAAGGACTTGTATGACTTCGACCCGAAGGCATCAACACGTTCATTTGCAACACCTCGTTCATGGGCGTTTGTGTCAGAGCTGATTGCAGACGACGACGTTGACGAAGAAACTGCAACTGACTTGGTATGTGGCTCGATCGGCGAAGGCCTTGCTGTGAAGTTTATGGCACACCGTCGAATTGCTGCAAGCATGCCGGATCCAGCTGACATCTTGTCAGGCAAGGTCGACAAGATGGATTCACGTGAGATCAGTGCAATGTACTCATTGACTGTTTCACTGTGCTACGAGCTCAAAGAGTCTAACGACGCAGGCGACAAAAAGTTCGACAACAAAGTCAATAACTTCTTGCGCTTCTCAATGGACAACTTCGACACCGAACTGGTTGTGATGGGCATCAAGCTGGCATTGACACAGTATCAGCTACCGATTGATCCGGACGCAGTTGAATGCTTCGACGAGTTCCACGAGAAGTACGGCAAGTACATCAAAGCTGCCAAAGGCAACTAAGAAACAAAATGGCGCAGCGTAAAAACTGCGCCATTTTTTTCAGAGGTATTAAGAATGAAAACTTGTAAAGAAATTATTTTTTACTGCGAAGCTGAACCCCAGCCAGACCAAGTTAACGGCAGGGACGTTTACGCAAGCTGGCCTAGACTAACTCATCACGATCCAGATGGTCCCCGTCGGTGGGCAACTACCTATAAGCCAGGCCCGAGTGGTAGTTGGCGAGACAGGACTGGAGTGCCTGGTTTCGAAGTAACAATGCCAAATCATTTCTCTTTCAGTATGATACACGATAGCATCGACAATCGGGGACAAAGTGCAAAGATTCCTCAGGCGCTTGTATTCGACATAGAGAAAGACTGTTACCTGCTATTTGACTTTCGTACAGACGGTTTGATCGAAACCCTAATCGAAGGTGAGGTTGCCAACGGTGTTATTGAAACACCAATGGCGTTTAGGTTTACAGGGTCGAACTACTACTTTGTTCCGCGCGGCGGTAAGTCATTTGCTGAATTTGAAAAAGCATTTAATCAGGCGCAGAAACCCAAGACCAAACAATCAACACAAATCGAAATCGGCGTTCCGTTTGTCGGTTCTTTTGATAGCGTTTACAGGTACCTAGGTGCGTTTAAGTGTGTGCAAGACGATACATACGACGCAGAAGGCAGTATGAGCGAAAAGTTTGACTATACTGACAAAACTGTGCATGTTTATCAAAGTGCTCAAAACTACGGATTTCGTCGTAACGAAGAGCCAAGTTTTGAAGTTATGAAGTCGAAGATGAATGTTAAAAGTCTCGAACTTCCTGAAAACTGTATACTCCATGACGAAATCGGGCCAGGTGTTCACGAAACTGAATACGGCAGTAAAGGCGGTTACGGAACACCGCCCCATGTCAAAACTGTCGCCGACGTCGACAACAAGACTGTTAAATACGTTGAGCAACCAAAGCCGGCATATACAGGGCATTGCGGTTGGTTTAATCGTTGACAGAGTGGCGGCCAGGTGCTATACTGTTTGAACAAATTAGATAAAGAGGTTATTTATGGCTAAGAAAGCAGACAACAGCATGGGCAAGTCTCAGTGGACTCCTGACCCAGACATCACAGAAGAAAAGCTACAGGTTATGCGCGACGACGTATTTGAGCGCATTATTGTTTCACGGGTAGGACTGTTGCTTCGTCATCCGTTCTTCGGTAACATGGCAACTCGCTTGCGCATCCTTGCAGCAGACGACTGGCTGCCAACTGCCGCCGTAGACGGTCGTAACCTCTACTTTAACACTCAGTTCTTCAACGCAATGTCAAACAAAGAAATCGAGTTTGTTATTGCTCACGAAATCCTGCACTGTGTTTTTGATCACTTGGGTCGTCGCGAAAATCGTCATCCAATGCTCTACAACATCGCTGCGGACTACATTGTAAACAACACTCTTGTACGTGATCGCATCGGTGACAAGCCCAAGCTGGTTGATTGCTACCAGGACTTCAAGTACGAAGGCTGGACATCAGAGGACGTCTATGACGATCTGCTAGACCAGATAGAAAAGAATGGTCAAGACGCGCTTGAAGGACAAGGCGAAATGCTCGACGAGCACATGGACTGGGGTGACGACGGCGAGGGTGACGGCGACGGCGAAGAGACTACTGATAAGAACGGCAATAAGATCAGTAAAAAGCCTGGTAAGTACTCTGAAGAAGAACTGCGTAACATCAAAGACGAAGTCAAAGAAAACATGATTTCGGCAGCACAGTCTGCAGGTGCCGGTAACGTGCCGTCTGGTGTATCTCGCATGATCAAAGAGCTTACTGAGCCTAAGATGAATTGGCGCGAGCTGCTTCGTCAGCAGATTCAGAGCACCATACGCAATGACTTTACATACGCTCGTCCGAACCGTAAAAGTCAACACACTGGTGCTGTGCTGCCGGGTATGAACTTTTCCGACACCATCGACTTGTGCATTGCACTTGAAATGTCAGGGTCGATTGGACAGGAACAGGCAGCAGACTTCCTGGGCGAAATCAAAGGCATCATGGATGAGCATCAAGACTACTACATCAAACTTTGGTGCTTCGATACTGGTGTTTACGGCGAAGAAGACTTTTCAGCACACAACGGTAAGGAGCTAACTGAGTACGAGATTATCGGCGGTGGCGGTACTGACTTCATGGCTAACTGGGACTACATGAGAGAGCATGACATTGTTCCTAAAAAGTTCATCATGTTCACTGACATGTTTGCATGGGATAGTTTCGGTGAGCCAGACTACTGCGACACTATCTTCATCAACCACGGACGTCCTGGGTTCGAAGCACCGTTTGGTATTACAGCAGAATACTCAGCTGATTAACAAATGATAAACGATGAACCAAACTACCTAAACCTACTAGAAGCGAGGCAAGTTGATATCTTGCCTCCTCACTTCAAAACCATCTCAATGCCTGCAACTTATAACACAAACACTAAGTTACAGACGTGGATCTACGAAAACTGCAAAGGTAGATTCTACATCGGTAAAGGCGTTGAGCTCAGAG